CGAAGCGAGTGTCCGGAAATCGCGATGAACCTGGGCCATAACAGCTGCAGAGTTTAAGTACGATGATATAGTGGCAAACTGATTATCTACGTCTCGCGTAGCGCTGTTTCCTAAACCGAGGTTTGTGCGACTGCCTTCTGCCGTTGTTGCCCCGGTCCCGCCCTGGTCAATCGGGAGAGCACCGTTAGGCCCTTTCTGCGCCAGTTTACCGATGCCAGGAATGGTTACAGGGGTGCCGTTGATGGTAACGGTGATGCTCTGGTTTGCCGAGGTAGTGGCGAACGTCTCCCAGGCACCAATATTCTCGTCATACTCTTTGATGAGCTGTGACATGGCCTGCGCCAGCCCGTCGACCGAGATATTGTCCGACACAAGGATTCCATACTTCTGGCCGCTCAGCGCCGGTGATGCAGCAGGTGTGACCGTCATTGTCGTGGCGCTGTTCACGGATGAGATCTGGAACATTTGCACCGGGTTAGACATGACGATAATCGTCTGGCCAGCGCGAACCTGGCTGGCGGGTGCCGTCCAGTTCGTGCCGGTGCCGGTTGCCGTATTTCCGTTAATTGCGATAGTGCCAGTGTTATAAAGCATTTTGCGCTCCATGAATTTATCGATCGCTAGAAACGATCAATAAATGAATATTGATTCGTATAAACGATCTGAATAACGGGAGTTTATTTGTGAATATGGATATCCCACTAACAAATGGAATATATAGAATGAAAAAGAATTATTTATCGGTGTTACTTGGCGTGACTTTCCTGACCCTGTCTTCTGCATCTTTTGCTTCTGAACAGGGGCAAAAATCAGACCCTGGTTATGGCAATGGCGGAACCGCGCAAAAGCGTCAGATTGATGCCTGCGTAAACGCAAACACCTCCAGTGTGGCTTCTTACGACAATGGCTCTCATGTTAAGCCATGTGTAGGAGGAGCCTCTTACAAGAGCAAGAAACTTCCCGACCAAAAATATAAAGCTCCTTTTAAGTAAACAAACAAATAAAGCCCCTCATGGGGCTTTATTTTTATCCAGCAGAAAAAGAACCTGAACCTCTCGCTATTTGCATCACTGGTGTGATGATTGATTTACGCGATGCGTTGGTAAGCCCTGAACGGTCATAAACGTTTATTGTTGCGGTAACCACCTGTTTCGTTACGTTCTGCTTTGCAAATAAAACGGGGATTGCTACAGCATTAGTCGACCCTCCTTGCTCTATCGTAATGCTGTCTATATCTTTTGTTGTTCCGTCTATAGTGACTGAAACACCCGCTACTGCTTTGCCAGTCGTACTCTGATAAAGCAATACTAAAGCGCTGACAATCACCGTTTTAGGCTTAGTTGAGCCTGAAGAATCGGTGTAAGTTATTGTCGTTGATACACTGCCGCTCCCCATCTTGTCTTTATCCACACCCACGCCAGCATTAACCACATCCCCTACAAAGCTGTCAGCCTCCACTGTGCCTTTGAACGAGCCACTGGTTGCCGTAACTTTCCCGGTGAACTCACCGTTCGTGGCGTAAACCGTTCCTCGTACGGTTACGTTATTGAAAACGGCATAACCCGATTTGTTGATATGCCAGCCAACATTACCGGTTCCGTCCCATGTTGAGGACTGGATATAGTTACCGAGTTTGAGGTTGCCGATTGTCCCGTCACCGATGACCGTATCCCTGATAATGGTTTGGCCATTCTGGATAACGAATGGCAGTGTTACGGTTCCGCCGGCCATAGACGTCACGGCAAATCGGTCTGCGAGGAAGACAACCTGTGACTGCATCCCCCCTGGCGTATTCTCCACACCTATCCCCATCCCTGCGGCGTAATATTGCCCGTTGCTGGAGATACCAACCTTGATGTTGTACATCGCGCTGAGGTCGCCATTTACGTTCGCTATCGCCTGAGCGTTAGTTGTGATGGCTGAGGTATGCCCGTTCACCGTTGCCGTTATGCCGTTTATCTGCGTGGCCGTGGCCTGTCGGTAATCAGAGAACGTCTGGTTGAGGCTGTTGATGGATGCCTTGTTGCCGTTACCCGCGACAGCACGAACGTGCAGAATGCGGTCTCCACCACTTCAGCGGACTCTTTTGCATTTTTTAATTCCTGAGCGTCAGCCTGAGCTCTCGTAAGTCGGTGTCGCTCATATTCAATCGTGCCAGGTTGAAGATCGGACTCAGAAGCAATGCGGAGATCTTCAACTTCCTTCCGCAATTTTTCATTTTCTATGGCTGCGTCGCGGGCACTAAACCATTCTATTACGGCAGCAGATTCAAAGAGAACCTCATTACCCTTGCCACCACCGCGGGCAACCGGCATGCCTTGTTCCTGCCAGTTCTGAATCGTTCGGACGCTCACCCCAAAGATTTCGGATAAGCGTTTTTTGTTAACCTCCATGGCTTACTCCTGGCACAAAACAGAGAAAGGAAACAATCAACCGTAAACTACCGTTTTCCATGCTAAGCCGTTTCCTTACTGGATAGAGGACATTTTCAATAAAAACAATGAGTAAACCAGAAGAAGAACGGAAATGGCCAAAACAAGAGAATTTTCATAAATAGCGAGAATCTGCGCGGACGCCGCCCCGTAACAGAACGAATCACCGGAAAGGACCCGTAACGATAATGATTATCAGTTTCACTGAGAAATGGTTTTGCTTACTCCTTCTATAGGGGACTTATGCGCACCAGAGCCGACCACTTCTCTTCGCCAAAGCGAGTTGCATTGTCAACTCCAATCACTCAACCATGCAAAAAACCACCAGCAGGTACTGGTGGTTTATATATATTTCGAAAAGATTAAGTTAGCTCCTGATATTTTTTTTCTATTCGCTCAAGTAATGATTTACTAACTTTAAACGAGAAACTTTCGCCTGTTGTTGTGCTTACCACACATCTAAAGTCTTTAGGTTTGGCACCTTGCTCCTTCAGCCCTTTGGCAACTTCATCGATCCAATTAGAATTGACATCAAGATCAATCCATAAAGTTGCTTGCTCCCCATACTCTAGTTTTTGAGGCAATTTCATGGAGTGTTTAGAATTGAAGGGCTGATAGAAAGAGATGCTTTTCTTAAACTCCCATATTACAGACGTAACATTTATCGTGTAGAGAGACATGTTAGTAATAACAATCGAGACCCCATGGTTTTTGTTGGGGCCGGAAAAAAATACTGACAGCGAAGCTTTACACGTTATATGGGCTTTGGGTTTTCTCAAGCCTAAATGCAAAGAAACACAGACTGCTAAAAATGTAGCAATGCCAGCGAACCAAGTTCCTATCATAGACCAAAACGCCCAATCAGCTGCATCCGTTGCGGCTTTAAGGGCAGCTAAAGCCATTACTTTCTCATCCATATACGCCTCACTTTTTTGGTGGGAGTATATTAGAAAGTAGAATCATCGGCACCTCAAGATAATATCCAAGCGGATGATATTTGAAGATGACCAATCGCGTAGGGTTAAGAGTCACTGCCGTTCTTTATCAATCTGCCTTATGCCAGCGAAGTTGTTGTTACCTTTTTCAATCACGGCCAGCAGCGGCTTAATCCACAAAACAGCCTGGCAGTACGTCATTGAGCTGGCGGCAGCGGTACGATCATCGGCTGCGTTAGGTCCGTCGGGATCGGCGTGCATTGCGCTGGAACGTAAACGGTACGCGTATTCGAGCAGCCCACCAGCAATGTCAGCAGGAACAGGCAGATCACAGGTCTTTTCACGGCGGAGAATCTCCCGGTATTTGATGACGGTATCTTCGGTGCGGGTGTCAATCAGTGAATTCAGCCTGTTGGCATGCTCAGCGATTTGATTGAACCGGTTGAAGTTGAACGCCTGCGTCGCGATAACCTGCCCCTGCAACTGGTTATCCGATGACAGAACGCGGTTATCTGCCTGACTTTGCGCCAGCCTGATGGCGAGGATCGCAATGGTTCCCGCGGCGACAACAATAATGAGCAGCAACGCCAACATCCGCCATGAGGGTTTCAGCGCTGCCGGCAGTAACTGGATCATGATTCTTTTACCGAACTAGCAGCACTCATCACCGGCAATGGCCTGCTGTCCAGAGGTTCGTTTACAGGCCAACGATAGCAGGTGACGCGGGAACGGGAAAAAGCGCGAATATTGATGGCATCAGACTGATTGCCGCCCAGCACCATCAAATCGCCGTTATCTGCCTGTCCAACGACAAACCCCACATGCCCGCCGCCGTCACGACTGAATACAACAACGCATCCGTAAGCTGGTTCGCGAAGCTGTACTCCCCAACTGAGGTATGATTTTGCTGATTCGAACCGGGTTGACCGGATGCCGACGCGTTCGAGCATTGACCCGACGTAAGCAGCGCACCAGGGTGTTTCGTCATCTTTAATACCGCCTCGTTTGATGTCCTTCCAGAACTGGAGAATTAACGGGTTATGACGCGGACCTTTGATTTCCATTTGCCCGATATATTTGCGGCCTTCAACCAGCCAGCGTAAATCATTTTGCTGCATTACCACCTCCCAGGCGGGTGTTTAATATGCCAAGCAGTAAACGGCGGAACTGCTCAACACCGATAAAGCCAATGCCACCGCCAATGGCAATCGACAGCGATTTAGGCCATTCCATATATTCCAGCCCGGAGGCGACCGTCAGGGTCAGCGCCCCGCACAGAAGCCCTTCGAGCAAAATCTTTTTCCAGCCTCCGCCAGTGTATGCGATTCGAAGCGCGGCCATGATGAATGCCATCAGTACGGCACCCAGCGGCGTTTCTCCACGCCACCAGCTCTGAAAGAGTTCGAGCCAGTCAGGCCAGTTGTTTGGATTGTGTGGCATTTTCATCGTCTCTCACCTCGCTGTGTGCGGGTGCTGTTTTGAGAATAAAAAAAGCCCGCTTTTGAAGGCGGGCTAATGAGTGACTATTAGTAAGTAAGGTAGGTAGTCGTGAGTTTAGATAACTGACCAGAGTGAGACAGTATCGGGCTGATTCACAACGGTTCAGGAGAACCATCAGGCAGTTACCTTCAACACACATTTCAAGCGTAGCAGCAGATTACAAAACCATAAAAAAAGGCCTGCTTTTTATGGCAGGCTCTCAAGGAATTTGAAATTTGTATTATTATTGTCATGGTGCCGGGTGCCTCCCGGTGACTTTACTCCAGCCAGCAAAGGCGCGCGCATACCTGCAGATAGCAGTTAGCTGGAACGCCCTTTCGCTTAGAAAGGATTCACCACAGAAATAATTTACGCGCTAATCATTCTAACGGTCAATGCGTTATTTCTGGACAAAAAAAAGCCCACTCAATGAGCAGGCAACCAGACGCTAACAGCATGCACGCTGTCAGTAAAAGCACTATGTACAAAGCACTTCCATATCCATTCCACCGGATAGTTGAAAGAATAGTTCTAAAACGATGAAGTTCAATGAATACAGTGCAATAAATGTTATTAGCAAATTGGTGGGGAAAGTGGACCTTCGAGAACTTCAGCCTCCCCATCGTGACAAATGTCATCGCCAATCGTTAGATGCCATACACCGCTAATCGTTTGACCTGTTACCAAGTCTTCGGTCATGCCATCAGAATAATAAGCTACCTGAACTTTTCCGTTATGCTGGATCCAGTAATACCCTTCTTTCATGCTAAGCCCTCCGTTCATCAAAGAGAGTGTAGCTTTTCATTCTGCATGGTGGCGTTAGAAATACTGAATCGTGAATTTAGTAATACACTTGTCCACCATCGAGGCCCCGAACACCGAACCAAAGAAGCAGAAGCTCCCGGCACTCACGTTGAGCTAAAGGTGTACAAAAAAAAGACCAGCAGGGTTTGCTGGTCAGGGGTCATGCAGTTGTCTCTGCGTAACGGGTGTATCCCCACCCAGTGTTTTCAGTATCGAGAGCATTATCAAATGCCGTATCAACTATAGCATCCAAGCAACAATAAACGTTCTTAATGGCTTACAGGAATGTTTTCGATTTGCATTTCACCAATACCAGCTTTGGTAAGAAACATGCCTGTAGCCTTAAAAGATAAATCCCACCATTTTTGGCAGGATTTCGATGATTAAGCGGTGTGACGAAGTAAGCACTCTTAACAGGTTACGATAGTTTTTGCGTACGCGTGAGCGTTTAGGTAATATTTTTCTGAAAATGAACAATAAAATGGATTACCTAGATGGCTACTTTGGATGCATTCAACAGGGTGATAACTCATCATACCGTTACAATTGACACTCGATTCCGCACGCAAAAAATTGATAACAACGACAAGGCTCAGTGTATCTGTCCGGTGCCTACGATGCTTGAATTATCGCCGATGATTAAAGCGGTTGAAGGCATGAAGCATAGTTATGAAAAAGGTGATGTAGTTCTCACTTTACAAGATGTTAAATTTTTCCGGCCTGCTCCAGATAAAGATCACACTCATTTGTGCCTTCTTGTTAACGTAGTTGATAAAAATGGAAGTACAACTGTCCTTAAAAACATAACTACAGATGAGCGCACTGAGATTGTACCAAACCATGAAGAAGGCGAAGGTTATGAGGTATCTTCACATATTATAATTTCTCTTAAAGGTAACTTGAGAACTTATGACATGAGTTACATGCCAATCCCTGGGGTTTCAACTGCTCGAATCAATGGCTTCCTTGATAGAGTTCTTTTTGAGGTAGCCAGAAAAAATGAAGATCGCTTTACGTCTAAATCAGTTACAAATGAAGTTTCAGACAAAACAAAAAAACCAGTTAAGATATTATTCAAACCAGTATTTGAAATATCCGGAAAATTAGATCAAGATCTGTTTAATAAAATCAACCGCGAAGGCTTGTCTGATGTAATTCTTGTCAAGAATGAATTTAGAACAATTAACGCTCCCGATGTCAATGCTGCTATTATACCCAGAGAAAGTACATTACGAATTGTACCAAATCATGATAAAAATGATGTGCTTGGTTGGATTCGCTCTATCTCTGATTATTTCAAAGAAGATAACCACGGAGGTTACGACCTTATTAAGGTTAAATTCAAAGAACCAGATACTGGTTTTACTCGCCAGGTTGATTTGCAAACCGCAAATATTCGTTTAGATGGGCTAGAAAAAACCTTTATCAAAAAAAGCACACTTAATGGTTTTTCATCGCGTTTAAAGGATTCATATGATACGATGAACATTGAGATTGTGAGTAAAATCATAGAGCATATGTGAGGAGAGCATGATCACAATTTTTTCGCATTTACTCAAACCATTTGGATACCTTTTCATTAAAGGGATTAATGGTAAAAAAGCATATGATTGGTATGCTCCAGCGGCCCTTACAGCTATTTCATTGATTTATTTTTATTTTCTAAAAGTCCCATCATTAGATCTCATTAAAGATGGTGGCTTTGTAAAAACCGTATCATCGTTTATTTCAAACCTTCCAGGGTTTTATATTGCAGCTCTCGCTGCCATTGCAACTTTTAACAGAGAAGAAATAGACTTCCCTTTGATTGGGTCAAACGGCGCTCCTTTCATCAAAGTGACTCGTACAAAAGAAAATGGTAAAACTGTTGATACGCATGAAAAACTTACCAGGAGACTTTTCCTATGTATGTTATTTTCTTTCCTAACAGCACTAAGTCTATGTATCTTAATGCTAAATGCTTTTGCTACACCACTGAATGGTACTTATAACAATGATATAGCAAACTGGAGCTATATCATTGTCTTTTTGTTTTTTACATGGCAAATGTTGGTATCAACTTTCTTTGGACTTTATTACTTAGGCGATAGAATACATATCAACTGAACATGACCTTGGGATTTATAATCATCGTAACGCCCTCAATAAATCCCAAGGCGGTTTGCAGTTCCTTTCTAATAGTCCCGTCTGAACACTTTCGTTTCTTTGCTATAGCTCGCAACGATATACCAATAACAAAGTGAGCTATAACAAGTTCATATTCTTCCGGCTTATATATCTTCAGGCGTGCAACACAGCCATCAATCAAGATCCCTTCATCGTCATCACATTGCAGACGTGACTTCTTACCGTGCGGCAGTAATCCTTTAAAACCAGCAGCTATTGGTTTCCAGTCGACTCCACTGCTATCAGCTGCAGCCCAGGCTCCCCAGCGATCCATTACCTCGTACATGTCACGCATTTTTCTCTCCAATGTTTTCGATAATTATCATTCCGGTTTCACCCCATATTTTTGATGTACGGGCGTCCCAAATGTGGGAGTCATCCTCAAACAAGGCGTCCAACAGAGATTTTGTTAGGTTGTCCAGGTCAGGCTTTTGTTGATGGGGCTGGCCGTCCATAGCTTCGCGTTTTTTCTTGCTCCAGCTCGCCGGCATTGGCAAAACGAAAGTGATGTGGGCGCCGTTCTCCGGAACCTGGATCCCATGAAGGCGGGCTTCATCGCAAAACATGCGATACCGCATCACCGGCGGGCGCTGCTTCCACTTATCAGCGCGGGTCATGCGGGGTTTTCCGACTGGGGTGATGATGTATTTAGGCATGGGCGCCCTCGCCCAGCAGATAGAGCACCTGCACCAGCAGCTCAGCTTCAGTGCCGTACTTCATTTCCCAGGCGCGGCGGCCAGCATGAATCGCTACACCGTAATCACCGTTGCGATGGTGCATATGGAACAGGGGAATTGATTTCCGATGGTCAGCACGTTGACTGATGCCCTGACCGGTTCGGACATGGTGAATTTCCGCAGGCGTCTCGCCCAGGTTCTGGTTTCTGCACACGATGCAGCCCAGCGCGGCCACACGTGAAAGATGGAGGCTATCTGCTTTCTTCATGCTGGACCACCAGCATAAGCAGAAACACCGCGCACGACGGGGCGATGTGAGTGATATATGGTAATGCTCTGCGCCATTTTGATTCCTCAGGTTGGCGCAGTAATCAGAGGGGGTTCAGCCCGTTTGATTATTATAAATCAACACTTACGTCTTGAGAACCTTAAGCGCTTCTGGCAGGGAGTTTAGGTTTATTACCCGCTCATCATCACTGAGGATGCGCGCAGAAATTCGATTACCTTCCCGGCGTATCAGAGTCCGTAAAGCGTTATTGGTGACGAGGTAGTCGGTTATTTGACCATCCGATAGATTTAAAACTAGCAATCCATCTTTGGTTAAACCAGCGGCAAATTCGTTTAATTTCATGGGCATATCCCTAAAAATGGTTTCCCCTGACGGGGCGGTCCTTTATCTCCTTGGGTACTGATTTAATTAAAGGTTCCGCTAACCGATCGGATTTGAGACACAGGAATCATGCACGTTCTGCTATATCACCGGCCTGTCGTCTGTATCTTTCACACGGTTTAGGATGTGCGTTACCACACCCATTACGGTCACATCATCCAGCGCATCGCCCTCAATAGCCTCGCCGTCCCGGGTAATCAGCGCTTTACCATGGAGTTTCGCGTACTCCAGACTTCCGCCGAAAGAAATCAGGACCGTGTCACCCATTTCCGGTTTCATGGCGACGTTTATGATCGCGTGCCCGAATGAAGTTTCTATGGTTCGGCAGTTATCGTCGTAACCGCAAAGGCTGGTAATAGTGAGCGTCTGTTGTGCGTAGTCTGCTGCTGGTGATGGAAAACCCATGATAACCACCCCTGTTAATTAACTGTATATTTATACAGTAACACCAAAAAAACGAGGGTCAAGAATTTGGGCGCAAAAAACCCGCCCAAGCGGGTAAGTGCTTAATCAGTAATCAATTCTTCTCACAGCCAGCACCACCAGCACGATTAAAACCACCAGCCAGGCGGCCCCTGATAACAGCTCCATCAGGTACACTGTTTCACCTCCTGCTGCGGTGCTGCTGCGAGCATTGCATCTTCGAACGCACTCACAGAAATTGATAGCGCGCCCCCCTGAATGTTCACTGCCTTGGAGATTGCGTTGAAAAGTGTGTGGTAGCCGAAATGCCCTTTTGACCATCCAAACTGTACCGGAGCTCCCGCACGATGCATTGCAGCGCGATGCGCTTCCCACCCTGCCTGGAAAAGCTCACGCTGAGTCATAACGCCGCCTTCGTGGTCAGGCATGATGCCGCTCATTTTGGAAGGTTCGGCACCCTGAAGCATGGCGGCGCGGCTTGATAGCAGTCTTTTAGCCTCAATACTGCCTTCTGCTTCAAGCTCTCCGTCAACCTCTAAGCCACCCTCAAGGTATTCAACCGCATCAGCAATCCACTGCTCCCACGCACCTGGCACTACCGGTGTTGGCGGGGCGGTGTATAACGGGCGCGGGTCATCTTCAAATGTGTAACTATGAATTTCCGCTTCGAGCGATGCAGCCGCCCGGCGGAAAACTTCAGCCAGCAGACTATTGGCAGATTGATCATCGTGTGCAGGGTCGCTCAAAAAACCGTTGATGTAAGCTCTCAATTCGTGATCGCGCTGTTTTATGGTCGTGATGCTCATGGGTTAGTCCTTCACAAAGATGATCCAGTGGGTTTTATCGTTCTTCCCGGTACGCTGGCCAATAGCTGGCTTCTCGTCTGTCAGCGCCAAAATCTGGCTAACCGGGATCTGAGTTTCATTCCATTTGAAAATGAGTACACCGTGTGGCCGCAATACACGGAACGCCTCTTTAAAACCGGCGCGCAGGTCTGAACGCCACGTTTTTTTGTTCAATCGTCCGTATTTTTTACCCATCCACGCTGTTTGACCGACACGTTCAAGATGTGGCGGATCAAACACCACTACCGAGAACGATGCATCAGCAAATGGCAGATCGCGGAAATCAGCAATGAGATCAGGTCGAATGACCAGACGTCGGCCATCACACAGCTCATGCTCTTCACTACGGATATCAGTAAATAGCGTACGTGTATCGCGTTTGTTGAACCAGAACATGCGAGAACCGCAGCACATATCGAGGATTGTTTGCTCTGACATGCTCACTTCGCCTCCACTAACTCTTTCCATTTTTCTTCAAGCAACCGCCGGGCCGCTGCCTCGCCATCAGGTGGGAACGAAAATCCCGCGCGGACACCAGGACAACCGTTCGAACAGCGGACCTCTGCCGACCCCCAGTTCATCCCCCGGCTGCGAACCCTCAGTGAAGGGGCCATGCCGCATTTTGGGCATTTCGGTAAATCAGTCATTTCCCATCCCCTGCAGCAGATGCTTGTGGCGGCGCAGCTCGCGAACGGCCCCCTGCAGACGCTGCAGGCGTGCCAGCTTCACTTTCGTGCGGCGGATTTCAGTAGAGATATAACGCGGTGACGGAATAATCAGATCATCCGGACGACTGGCGAAAGTTGGGATTTCCCCAATAATTTGTTCCAGGGTTGTGCTGTCTGGCGCTGATGATAACTTGACGTCCGGTACTGAAGGCTCCTGCTGTTCTGGCTGAACTTCCGGTTCACCCGCCAGGCTCCAGGTGATATTTTTCCCGTCCACATGGCGCAGGACCAGACCGTCCTTGCACATCGCACCCAGCGAGGCATTCAGAGCTCGCGAACCTTTACCCAGTTTTTCTGCAACCTGGTTGGCACTCATAGCCCCCTGCCCCTGCATAACTGACAATACCCTCTCCACCAGCTGCGATGGCTGCTTTGGTCTGATACGCTTCGGCTTCTGCTCTTTCGCGGTACCAACCGACCAGGCTCCATCGAAGAAATCGCACAACCCCTCTTCCTTGTGCTCGCGCAGCATTTTCAGAGCCTCTACGGGTTCAATATCCAGGCGTGCTGCCACTTCGTGATAGGTTGCTTTACCCATGGCTTTCAGTGCATCAAGTACGGTTTCCATAATCATCTCCTGTTCACATACGTTTTAATTTTGCTGCTTCGGCCTGCGCTTTAAGCAATTGCGCGGGGGTCGGTCCTGGCACATGGCGTGGCGCGGCAATTTGTTTTCTTACCGGGGGGATCGGATGCCCGTCCGCCAAATGCTTTTCCCACTTCGCCAACTGCGAGGCGGCGAGTGCTTCGAGTTCGGTCTGGGTCATTTGTCGCTCAACACCGGAGCGTCGCATTTCGGTGCAAATCTGATACAAAACCGGATGACGCCACGGAAACTGCTCTGAGCTGTCATAGCGATAAGATTCGTTGCGCCAGCGCTTGTATTCCGCCATCACGTCTGCCGTTCTTAGTCCAAGAGCGTTACCGCTGATATCTGCCACCAGCGTCACGAATTCAGCCAGATCCGGCGGCCAGGAATTACCTGCTTTACAGCGCGCCACCATCGCATTACAGACGCTCATCGTCTGGGCGCTGGTCAAACTCCCAATCTGCGCAATCCATAGGTCCGACGGAGCCGATCCGTTTTTGGTCTCCCACCGGGTGGAGTAAATTTCCAGCATGAGTTCCCAGAATTTCCACGCCTTCTCCTCGAGCTCGTAACTGTTCTGCACGTGCTGCACGCGCTCGTTGTACAGCGGCGTTTGCTGTGGAGTTTGGGTCCAGTCCTGCATGAGAATTACCTCGCGGTTTTGTTGGCTTTGTGGTCTGCAGGTGGAGGGCAAATTTTTGCTCCCACTGCGTCTGGTTGAATGCCTTGCCCTCAGAAATCCAGTAATCGACAAAGCAGGCATGAGCTGCGCGTAAATCATCTGGCGTTAGCTTCTCAGGGACAGGGCGCCCCCAGAGGTTCGCCCGTTTGCGAAAGTCCGCAGATGGTTTCCACTTCTTGCTCATGGGAAATTTCCCCAGCAACTGAGAGGCTGGGAAAAACGTGCCTGGCTGACCAGGATATTCCGGAACCGGTCTTTCACTGGCCGATCCCAGTAGTTCCCCTCGCGCGTTATGTGTGGGGTTTAGATCTTTAGATTCCTCTGGGGGATTCCGTATCCCGTTTTTGGGATCGTTTGACGGAAAAAACGGGATCGTTTCACCGTTTTTAACAGCACCGTTTTTGGGTTCGTTTTCTGAAACACCCCCGTTTTCGGTTCCCTTTGAACGACCCCGTTTTTGGTAATGTTCCCTTTTTTGGGTATGTTCGGAATCTGCAATGCTTTCCTCCACCCCGATTAATTTGTAGACAGGGATTTGTTTTGTGCGCCCGCGACGCTCTCCAGTGTCCTGGATAAATCCCATAGCGATCAGATGCTGCAGGCTTGCCTGAACTGTTTTCTTGTCCAGCTCAGTAGCTTCTGACAGAGCGGCAATTGACGGGTATGTCGTTAAGTCGGCTCCGCACATATCAGCCAGCCAGGTCAGTACCGACTTTGCAGACGATCGCCCTGTTTTGGCCTTTTTGGCCCAGCGCATGGCATCAAGACTCACTTTTCACCTCGGTGAACTTCATTTCAAACTCACGGCGCCCTGTTTCACTGACGCCGGTGTACCCCTCCCGGCGATATGACACGCGGAGCTGGGATGCACGCAAAACTGTCACCATGCGCCCACGTTCGTCGCGGTATTGCTTCCCTGGAATGATTTCACCGCGGCGATCCACTGGCTCCTGAGCGGGTCGGTTCTTCATCGCGTTTTTCATGCGCTCTGCCAGTGAGCTCGCTAATTCCTGAGAAGTACGCATAGTTGCCTCCAGACCGTTAAGCTGCGCGATGGCAGTGCATGATTTGGACTTTCACGCCAGCCATTTGCGCCAGCGCGTCGATCGCTTCCAGAGTCTCGCGGCGAATTACTGGTTGCGGTTTGCCGGTGAAGACCGCATTTGTGGCTTCGATACACTCTTTGTTAACCCTGGCCGCCCGGTAATGCATGCAATCCTTCTGCGCCAATTCGTTATCAATGGCGGTACGGATGGCATAGCTCAGCGCTTCCGCCTGTTTCAGGTAGTTAGGTGTATCGTTGCGGAACGCACGCTGAATAATCTGCTTGTTGTTGTGCAGTCGGCGCGCGTACTCGTCCGGATCCGAAACGTCATCCAGTGACTGAAGCAGATCGCCAAAGTGATGCGGGGTTATCAGCTGCGTTACCGTCTTCCAGCCCTTTTCCTGCGCCCAGGACTCCAGCTCACATGCCAGTTTTTTGATTTCCATCAGTCAGTATCCTTCTGCGTTGTCGTGCTATTTTTTGGCTCGTAGTCAGGCCAAATTTCGGCCCAATCGCCTGGACGCATATCAGAACGAGAAACCTCTCCATTGGTGAAAGCCTCGATAACGATGCAGCGGCTTGGCGAAATAGCAGCCCGCCCCGTTGCAAGTTGGGAAAGGTAAGATTTCGAGATCCCGAGGTGTTGCTCCAGCTCCTTGCGGATCTTTGGCCCACCAGCTTTTAAAAAGTCATTGAGTTGCATAATCGCTCCTGTGTGTTGAGTTACAAGTTTATAAACCACTAAACATTTATGTCAAGTTTTTGCTTGTTTAGAAATTACTAATCAAAATGACTGCATGGACACAAAAGAAATCAGGCGCAAGCGCCTAGCGGCATGGTTTTCCAGCAGAACCTTGCCGGAGAAAGAGAAGAGCTACCTTTCACAGCTGATCAACGGCAAAGCGTCGTTCGGCGAGAGAGCTGCGCGCCGTATTGAACGTGATTACGGCATGGCTCCTGGTTATCTTGATGAAGAACCCATGGGTGAAGAGATTAAATCCCCTCGCCCGTTTGACGCGCGCCATGAAGAATTGCTTGACCTTTTCGACAGCCTAGCTGAATGGGAAAAAGAGCAGCACATGGTAAACCTCAGGGCCCAAGTAAACTCTATAGACAATGAGCTCAAGGCAAGGCTGAAAGGTAAATCCAAACAAGAAATCCTTCAGATGCTGAAAGACCTAGAGATCGACTAACTCCCCAAAGACCGCCTGTAGCGGTCTTTTTTTTACTTCTAATACAACCACTTCCAATTTTCCACGGCTTTTTGTTTACCATTAACTTTACATAATGGTTTATTTGTTTATAAACTTAGACCAACAAAACACGCAGTAATCAGTAAACGTTCCGCCTACCCGGCGATAAGGGTGATTAGCAAAGCAACAAACAGGTAACCGAAATGGAAAAAGCATATGAAGTGTATTTCGACGGTCTGGCGGAAGGTGAAGAAGCGCTGAGCTTTGCCGAGTTCGCCCAGGCAGTCTCTTGAACATGGCGAAAGCCGAAAGACTTGAAGGCGGTTTTCTCAGGTTGCGCGCTAAAGCATAGCGGGGAGAACCTGGGGCGGAGAGCAAACCCCGCGATGCAGGACTTTAAATACCTGCACAGACCAATAAGCCGACTGGCAGCGTAACTGCCCTTTACATCTGCCCTGGCGAGGAGGCGCCGCCAGACCAGGGCAGATGAATCGTCCACAACATGGAAGCGCATTCCTCTTTCACTGATGGGGATCGGTTTGTTAATTGGCGGAGTGTGCTTCCAGTTGTGGGCAATCGAAAATTGTATATGGCTGTTAATAACCTTCATAGAGGATTCATTATGACAGACTTTAATCGTCAACCATCACGGCAACAGGCAGTCCGTCTTAACTGGTTTGAAATAAAACTTCGGCAACTTTGTTATTTTCTGGCTCAGAAAGGCAACCCCGAACTCTGAAGGTTAATAGCGTCGATATATACGCAACAACCTGACTGTCATTTAATTATATACGCTTAAAAACGTGCCTTAAACGGCAGGGATTTTCACACCTTAAATTAAGGATCATAAAATGAAAGCAACTATTACTACCGTAGAATTGAGCCTGGCAATCGTAAATAAAGACCTTGCAACCTTCAACGTTAACTGCGCTATTTCAGGCATGGTTCATTTGCCATTCTCTGGCCCTGTTACCGTTGTGCTTGACGGTGGCTACGTGCTCGGTGAATTTCATTGCCCGATTTGCGCTGTTGAGCACATTAGCTTGCTGTCTGTGAACTTCGCAGAAGCGCAGAACGCTTGTGGCATGTCTTATTACGATCACAAACGCCAACAACTTAACTGATATGGATGACATCATTTGTCATTGCGCTGTTTGCTGCCACGAATATAAAAAATCGGAAATGCACGAAAGGAAAACAGATATATATCCCTTTAAGCGCACGATTTATTTATGTGAGCAATGCAATGAAAAAAGAGAAAAGCGTAACGCTTTAAGAAAGGTAAAACGCGGCATCCGTAAACCATTTCATTCAACATCATTTTTCAAATATTAATCGAGGTTATTATGTCTGTTGAGTTAAAAGTATTTGGTGGTGCTTACTTCCCGAAAGATAAAGCATTAAAAAAACACCCCGATTTGAAACCGCTTGCCACAGCAGTTAATGCGTCAACAAAAGCCATCGCTGAAGCCGTTATTTTCGGCAAGCTGGCGGCAGAACATCCTGAACATATTGATGATTATTTTAAGGTGAAAATCTGGGAACACCATGATGATCTCCCCTGCCCTGAGCTTGATGTGTTTAGCTCTGATTTCTTTGGTGATCACGTTGTCTGGAATACCAACCGCGGTGAACCAGCTGCTGCACCAAAGCCAGAGACTGAAGCAAAGGAAGAATGGGAGGACAACAAGACTCAGGAAGAGATTAAAATCGTTGCACAGCTCGATCTGGCATCCCGTGCAGCTTGTCTGGCACTGTTCGGCCCGGTCCCTGGAATCACTTCAGCGCAGTACGGCCAGATCGTCGATCTGAAGAATGATGATGAACCCAGCTTTGCCCGCGAGCTTGCAGAAGCACTGTCAAAAGAGCGACGCGCGCTTGAACTTGCACCTGAACGGCAGGAACAGTTGCTCGCCTGGGTGCGTGAGGACACTAAAGAAACGACCCAGTGGCCAGACATTAAAAGGCGGATCACCAGATGGCTGGATACGCCGGTTGATAAGCGTCCGCAAGCTGCCCCGGCCAACGAAGACAACCGCACAGACTCGGGCGCCACCCTGGGAGGCGGCAACAAGACAGACCGTAGCCCGGATCTGGTTCATAACCTCTCTACGCTGCGTATCGAAGTGGCTGTTGCCATTCTCAGCATGTACGACGAGATCGACATTTACTGGATCCCGAATAAATACATGATTCCAGCGAAAGCTATGGCCGAAGCAGAACAGGATCCCCGCTTCACAGCATGGTGGAAAAAACTGCGTAGCACCCCAGGCATTCTGGACTATTCCCGCGCGGCCATAATCGCTTTGATTAAATCCGCCCCGGAAGACCTCTGGATCGATCCTGTCGCATTACGTGAGTATATCAACCGCGAGCTGGTTGAATGTGACCATGCGAACCCTGACCAGAAAACGGTAGAGATCGCCTGCCGCCCTAAACCTCGTACTAATTCTGAGAAAAAAGAAAATGATGAAACCGAATCGACTGTACCGGGCGAAACTGAGCTACCAGCAGTTTGCCCGGGCAAAGCTGCGCAACTCGAAAAAGAACTCAACGAGACATTCGCTCAGAGCTCCGCGCCAGAACAGCAGACCACTGACCAGCCACGGGTGGAGAGCCTGGGCGGCGGCGTCTTCTCTGTCGATGCATTGTTAAACACAGCCCCCTCAAATGAGGGCGAAAAACAGGAAGTGCCACCAGCGCTAAGTGATCGCGAGATTGAAATAGCCCATGCATTAAACGAGCTGATGTCCGGGCGCACAAACATCGGTGACCAGGATGATATCGAAAATCTCATCACCACCACGGGTAAAGACATCGAGCATATTTTCCCGTTACTGATTGCAGATATCACCACGACTGAATTCTGTCTGTCGCCTGATTTCAGTGATGAAGAAGTACAGGACGTTGCTACTACGATTCTCGAACAGTGGTCTGACGATATCAGCGTTCGTCATAAAATAGCGCTTGATGCGATCGTGGAATATCGCCGTCCGGAACCACCAAAATCTGTCGTGCTCGATCCGCCGGCCGTTACTTTAAAACCGATTGCAGCCCCCGAACCAGCAGCTGTAACAAACGCGCCGCTTTCGCCTGTTACCTACCTGCAACAGCTGACCATTGCAGCGCTGCAGGGCTTATGTTCCAACCCGGCATTTTGCAATCAGTATGACGAATTACCGGCTATGGCCGCCGGGCTTGCCCGCAGCGTTGTCAGTGAGCAGGAGGCCGCAGAGTGAGTAAAGCAAAGGAAGTCATCGCCAATACCCGGTATGCAGAATTTCCCGACACGCTGGTAACTCTGGAGCTGTGTCGCGCGTTTGCAGCCTTGGAAAAACGGCGTATCGGAGAATCATTGCGTGCATGCGCTCGCGTACAGGCGGCCAAAGTCCAGGATCACCATCTTGTCAGCGTGCTGGAAGAAATGGGGCGGAGTCAGTTCCCCGAAGTTCAGATGACAAGGATACGAGATTGCATTCGTCGCATGGAGTCCGCGCTGAATAAGAACTTCAACACACTCAGGGAGAGTTTATGCGGCTGATAAACCGTTGTAAGGATGATCCTGAAGGACGTCAGGCATGCGCGCTTGTATTGAAGCGTCATCATGAGCTTTTCGGTGATCACGGAAAGCAGCATTTGCAAACGCTCTACACCGTACGGATCCGCGGCAGAAAGATCACGGTCGAGGTTGTTAACAGGCCACGCAGCTATGTGGCCACGGCAATGACCAGGGCCAGACATCTTCAATGCCTCCCAGGGCTTGGTCGGTGATTTTTGACAATCAATATACTATCTGCCGCTGCGGTATCGTGGCGGCGTCATGGAGTTAAGCATGGCGCAAATCATTTTCGATGAAGAGTGGATGGTGGCGGGAAAGCTAACTGAAAAAACGGGGCTCGATGAAAGGCAAATAAAAGCTTATCGCCTCGGATGCTGGATTGAAGGGGTTCATTTTAAGCGAGTACCCGCGGTACCCGGTGGAGAAAGCAAACGCGCTTTGGTCTGGTACAACTTTCCGCTGATTAATAGATTTATTCAGGAAGCATGATGAACTTTCCAACCGGCGTTGAACTTCACAACGGAAAAATCAGGATCACTTTTACATATCGCGGCATTCGCTGCCGCGAAGTTCTCCGTGGCTGGGTGGTTAACAGCAGCAACATTAAGAAGGCGGGAAACCTTCGCGCGGTCATCGTGAGTGAAATCCAGTTCGGCCAGTTCGACTACGCGGCGCGCTTCCCAGAATCGAAGGCTCTTAAAAAATTCTCTTCTACTAAGCGGATCACGACATTTAAAGAGCTGAGCGATTTTTTCATTGAAACAAAAACGCTGGAGGTGTCAGAGGCAACGCTGCATTCACTTACATCTGCAGTTAACACGCTGAAGCGTGTTGTGGGAGAAAATACTCCCCTGGCTGATATTCAGCACGCCGATATCCTGAATTACCGCAAAGAGCTGCTGACCGGCAGCGTATTAAACCCTTCAATGCCTAATCTGGTTAAAAAGGGACGCGCGCCCTCAACAGTAAATAAACAGATGGCGGTTTTATCAGAAATGCTGAAGCTTGCGAATCGAAGTCAGTTTATATTACACGCTCCTTATGAGAGCGTGTCCAGGCTCAAGCTATCTAAGACAGACCCTGATCCGCTTCTACTTCATGAGTACCAGGCACTGATTGCCGCCCTTCCCCGTAAACTGGCTTTAATCATCATTGTAGCCGTCCATACGGGAATGAGGCCGGGCGAGATTTGTGCCCTGGCGTGGGAGGACATCGATCTGAAAAAAGGTGAAATTCACGTATCACGAAACCTGACGAACAAGCGGGTGTTTGTGCCGCCAAAAACAGATGCTGGCATAAGAACGATCACACTGCTTAAGCCAGCTCATGATGCTCTTCTTGAGCAGTTCGAAATCACTGGCAACAACCCAAGGCAGCAGATCATTTTTCATCACCGGGAAATCGGCAAAACCGAGCCACAAAATCTGCGTTTTGTTTTTTCTCCAGAAAAAAAATCGTCAGTGAATGAGAGCTATTTTTCCAAAAATTCGATTTCGTATGGATGGAAACGGGGAACTAAACTTTCCGGTATTCGTGCGAGAAACCCTTATCAGTCTCGACACACATACGCATGCTGGACACTTATGGCCGGTGCTAACCCCTCCTTTATTGCCAGCCAGATGGGGCATGAGGATGCGCGTATGGTGTATGAGGTTTACTCGAAGTGGATTGGCGATATGAACCAGGACCAGGTCAACATGCTGAACAATCAGATGCCTACAGCGAAGCCCCCAGGACGCCCCCAAGGCATAGGGAGCATGAAAAAAGTCATTTAA